CTATTGGTATATTTGCTGTTTCTAATATTTTTTTTAATAAATTTGTACCACTTGAAAAAGGTCCAATTATGCAAATACTTTCCATTATATAGTATTTAATGAAAATGAAACAACTGTATGTAAATAATTTATTCCATTCGGATAATATTTGGATGGAACTAGTAAAAAATGTGGATATATAAAATACTTTGTTTCGGGTTCAGTATATTCTTTAAATTTTTGCCACTCTTCTTTATCATTTTTTATATATAATGGTTCTACAAATATTCCAGTAAATCCTTCAGCTATAGACCATCTGCAGCAAACAATTTTTCCAACAAATTCTGTTTCTATTTTATCAGCATTTGAATAATGCAGCCCTATATATTTTATTATTTGTCCATCATTAATATTTACATCGGTTCCATCAGATTTCTTCAAAATTCTATCTTGCCCAATCTCAACAATCTCCATAAATAAATAATACATGAAAATATTTTTAAATAGTTTATCTCCTTTTTTGTTTGCGAGTTTTTCTTTGTTTACGGGTTTTTCTTCGCTTATTTGTTTTTCTTCGCTTATTGGTTTTTCTCCGTTTTGCTCTTCCTCTGGCAAATGTAATATCACCAGTTTCTCCAATTATACTAGATGAATATCTACTATCTGTAATATTGCATGACTGATCAACTACAAAAAGACGATCAATATTAAATAAGGCTAAAAACTCATATATGTATTCAGATGTAGTTATTTTTAATTGCGGAGGCTTGCCATTAAACGATTCCAAGCGTTTTTTAAATTTAGAAAAACTTTCTCCTGCAAATGTATTAAATTCAACATCATCGTCAAATATTGAATTTATATCAGCTCCAGCTAGAGCAGTTTGATTTGTTCTAAACCAAGAAAACCTAATAAAATAAGGATCCCAAAGTAAATTATTATCTTTTGATTCCAATTGCTCTGTAAAAGGAGGTATTGCAATAGTTTTTTCACCAATAACTTTAACCAATCTATTTAGCAAATGTAAAGTATTAATTTTATTATTGTCACACGTATGCAGTTTATTAGCATACATATTTCCAACTGTTATCATATTATCAATATAAGGACTATGTCCAATTGGCATCCCGGATTTTTCTTCCAACTCTTTTTTCTTTGATTCATGAATAGGATGTGTTTTGAATTGTCCGCTTTTCATATCTCTTCCATTAATTGTAGTATTTTTTATTTGTTTACTAAGTACAAATTTAAAAAATAAATCTCCAGTTCTATCTTCTTCTGGAGGAGTTATATCAAGAGTTCGCAGTTTGACATTTTCATATATTATATCTAATCCGCTGCTTAATTCACTCAGGTTTATTCTATCTTTATTAACTTTAATACTATTCATATACTGAATTCTGTTAAAGTTGGAATTTGAACGTCCAAATTCTAAAATTTCTAATAGTATAGGATGAATATCCACTGCCGCCGCTATAGCTACAGTCCCAACAGATGACATAAAAAAGCAATATCTTCTTTTTATTGGATGGGGTAATTCTTTTATATCCAATGGTTGTCCTACTTCCCCAGGAATATATTCACCATGCATATTAATAAGAATTCCTGCATTTACACAAAAAGGGTTACGCACATCATCTGGTCCAATGTTAATTTGAATATTGTAAGGATTAGTAAAGCCTACCCTAGTTCTTTCTCCAGTTCTATTTTTAAGTGAAAGATTAAGTAAAAGATCTACCTCATCATATGTTGTTACAGTAGGATTATCTGGAGGACCAAATCCATTATCACCTTCTGGATAACGCAATATATCAAATTCTTCTGGGGTAAGTCTTGTTCTAAGCGGCAGATCTAATATTTTTGACATGGCGGATTTTATTATATCAGGCTCTGCAACAGCTGGACTCACGCAAGATTTGTCTGTAATTTGCGAAGGGGCGCGCTCTTCTTTTTGTGGGGATATTTTTTTTTCCCTAGAGACACGAACTGCTTTAACTTCTTCAATATCATCCATTTTTTCTAAAACCTTAGGTATATGGGATTCTTTTTTGTCTAACCATGCTCTTGTATCAAATGCAGTAGATTTAACTGGATTACCTTTTGGTTCTTCTTCTTCAAATTTTCTCTTAAAATCTCTACTAAATGGGCCAGAAACGATTTTTCTTGGTTCTTCTTCTTCAAATTTACTCTTAAAATCTATACTAAATGGGCCAGAAACTATTTTTCTTGGTTCTTCATCTGAATCATAATGACTTGTAAAAGGACCGAAAGGACCGCTAAACATCTATATATTAAGTTGCATACATTAATCCTGCATTTCCGCCAATAAACTTTATCATATTTATTCTCTCTTCAAACAGAAATAAATTAAAATTATAATCATAAATTCTCCATGTTGGCTTATTAATTCCAATAATTTCTCCAGATGTTGGATCACAAATTGTCAATGTTTGCGCCAATGGATCCAGTGATGGCGTTATGGTGTTAAATTCCAATTCAACTGTATTAAATTTGCTCATATTAATTGCTCCAGATGGTTGCAAATCTAAAATAGAACTATTAATACAAAAATTATAACTATAAAGGCCATCTGGAGCATTTCCACTAGTTCTAGTATATTTTTCAATGAAATTGAATACGCCTTCGGGCTGCAAGTTCTCTCTATATGATCCATCTAAAAGAATTCCTAGTTGCAATAAAATATTTTTTTCATTTTCAATATTATAATTACCTGTAATCATCCAACCAGTTAATTTTCCATTAACATCTACTCCAGGACCAATATAAACCTCATTAGGTGCTCCGCTAGATGTTGTTCTAATAATTTTATAGGAACCACCTGTGGGGGCTTGAATTAAATCATTTGGCAAATATTTATATGGCCAATTTGTATAATTGGACCATTCGTTTCTCAAATTTGCATCGCTTCTTTGAAAATAAAATAAATAACTGGCAATCATACCAGTTGATGTTAATTTTACTTTATTTGGCCCAGTGACATTGTAAAAAATATTTTGATAAACTTGTTTAAATAAATAATTTTGCTCTTGTAAAGCAAATACTCTAGACTCATCATTAGAGAGAAAACAATATGTACAATTTAAATGAATATCCGCATTCCACAATGTTCTTTTATCTTGATATGAGTCTTGTCCTAATTGAACATCAGGAGGAGTTTGCAAAAATCTATGAAATTGCATATAATATTGATTAAAATTTGGAGCGACATATGGATAATTATTTGCAACATCAAATACATCACGTATTTGAAATAATTCCATTATAGGGCGAATCGTTACCGTTATATGTAATTCATTATATTGTAATGCAGTCAAAGGAAATGCCATTTGACTTTTTAAACCAAACCATGAATTAAGAGGAATATAAAGAACACGTCCTCTTATAGATGGTTCCGCTCCATTTTGAGGAGATGTATAATAAGCATTGGGATAAGAATTTACACGTGTTCCTGAATTTGCCGGATCATTTATTTCTGGCACATTTCCAATCATTTTATTAAATAATTGTTTCTTATCTTCGGTAAAATCTCTCTGAACCGCAGCTAAAATATAGGCTCCCGAATATTCCTGCAATGTGCTATTTCCACATGTTATACTTATTTTGCTTATCATTTGCGCGCCAATATTGTCAATCCATTTAAATTCATATGGGATCCATTTTTCGCCATTTTCAGTAGTTGGTGGCATAATTGGGCTCCAGATATTTGGCAATTCCACTGATAAATAACAATCCATCAGCAAATCTGCATATCTAGGTATTTTAAATGTAAATACGGATTCTTCTCCTAATCTTAATGTTTTAGCACCTTCAAAATCTACACGGAATTTTTGCAATCCAAAATTTGTGTATTTATAATAGGTTGTTTTAAAAAAAGTTTTTGAAGGATTTCCGTTTAAAATAATATTCTGTTGTCCTTCTGAGACTAATTGCATTAAACCGCCTGCCATGGAATTAGTATATAAATTATTTTTATTATATAATTTATATTATTATATAAATGGACCAAGCAAAAGATTCGGCAGCTACATTTTGGATAATATTAATAATTATTGCTATAATGATATATATTCAAGCATATGCCATGTATAAATATACTTTGTCTAGTAAAGAATGCTCCTATTGGGATAAGTTTTATAAAAATACAAATGCAAGCATCCAAAATAATACAGTTTATACTTATCCGGATAAAAAAGAAGAAAGAAGTAATGCCAACAAAGAAGCAATCCTTTTAGATTATGATATTTTATCCGCATATAATTGCTGCAGTAGCGGAGCGTATAAAAACGATTATGTTAACACTTGTATTTTAATTAATATTATTAAACAAGGCGTGAGATGTCTTGATTTTGAAATTTATTCGCTAAAAGATGAACCTATTATTGCCAGCTCAACTGAATCAAATTATAATGTTAAAGAAACATTTAATTTCGTTAAATTTTCAGAGGCAATGAAAATTATTGCTAATAATGCGTTTTCTTCAGCTACTGCACCGAATCCAGATGATCCTCTCATCATTAACTTGCGTATTAAAAGTACAAACGTTAAAATGTACAATAATCTTTCCAAAATATTTAAAAGTTACAATTCTAATAATAAATTATTTGCGAGCAAATTATATAGTTACGATTATAGAACAGATTCCAAAGAATGTCAAACAGATGATAATAGTAATGCTGCAATTCAAGTTGATGCACTATGTCATAATAATTTAGGAAAAGTGCCGTTGATAAATTTTAAATCTAAAATAATTGTTATTGTAGATGGAAGCAATAAAACATACTTGGATACTGATTTATATGAATGGATAAATTTAACTAGTGTCTCTACAAATGCAATGACTATGCTAAGATATAATTCTATTAAAAATATACCAAGTTTAAAAGAAATACAGGAAAATAATAAACATACTATTACCATGGTTATTCCGGATAATCAGTCTAATCCAGATAATCCTAGTGGAAAAGTTTGCAGAACTATGGGGTGTCAGATGGTTGCAATGAGATTCCAATTGAATGATGATCATTTGCAAGAAAATATTAAATATTTTAACAATTTCAATTCAGCGTTTGTATTAAAGCCAATTGATCTGAGAAACATACCGGTCACATTACCTGATGTAAAAGAACAAAATATTTTAAATAGTTTTGAAGAGAGAGAAATTAAAAATAAGTTGTACAATTTTAAAATATAATATTATATTAATGAAGCCAACAATCTGCAAAAAAATGAATTTTCAGGAATGCGAAATGGCAATTTTAAAACAGGCCGTTGATAATTCTGAAGAGCGCGCGGGTAAAAAAATAGCAAACTCCCCAGAAATTATTAAAATATTTTCAATTGTTGAAAAATTTTTACATACTAAACAATTAATTGCATATGGGGGTATAGCCATTAATGCAATTCTTCCTAAAGAAAATAAAATTTATAATTTAGATATTGAACTTCCTGATTATGACTTTTTCAGTCCCAATGCAATGGATGATGCAATTGAATTGGCAGATATTTATTTTAAGCAAGGGTTTGATGAAGTGGAAGCAAAACCTGGAATGCATTTTGGCACATATAAAGTATTTGTAAATTTTCTGCCTGTTGCAGATATAACATATCTACATAAAGATATTTTTCTTGCTCTTAAACGAGAAGCTATATTAGTTGATAAAATATTATATACTCCGCCAAATTATCTTAGAATGTCCATGTATTTGGAACTTTCTAGACCAAGTGGTGATGTAAGCAGATGGGAAAAAGTATTTAAACGACTAATATTAGTGAATAAACATTATCCTCTTACTGGAATAGAATGCAATAAAGTAAAATTTCAGAGAAATATGACAAATAAATATAAAGATCAAAGTTCTCAAATTTTTGAAATTACTAAAGATGCATTTATTGATCAAGATGTAGTATTTTTTGGGGGTTATGCTCTTTCTCTCTATTCTAGATATATGGATGATGAATTTAAAAATAAAATAAATATTACAGATATTCCTGATTTTGATGTTCTTTCTGAAGATCCTGAGATGACTGCTAAAATATTACAAACAAGATTATCAGATAATGGATTTAAAAATGTAAATATTATTAAAAAAGATAAAATAGGAGAGATAATTGCTGAACACTATATGATAAATATTGGAAAAGACACCATTGCATTTATTTATAAACCTTTGGCGTGCCATAGTTACAATATTATTAGTTTGAGAGGAAATAAAATTAAAGTTGCAACAATTGATACCATGTTGAGTTTTTATTTGGCATTTATTTATTCTAATAGAAGTTATTACGATGTAAATAGAATACTTTGCATGGCGCATTTTTTATTTAAAGTTCAGCAGCAAAATCGGTTAGAACAAAAAGGTATTCTTAAGCGATTTAGTATTAATTGCTATGGTCATCAACCAAGTATTGAAGAATTGCGAGAAGAAAAGAGCGAGATGTTTAAAAAACTAAAAGATAAAAAAGGGACAAGAGAATATGATGAATATTTTTTAAGATATAGACCAAGCGATATTAATAAAAATAAAAAAACATTTAATAGTCTATCCAAAAAAGCCAAAAATAAAGGCAGTAGTGCCACTTCTAGTTCTAGTAAAAGTATTAGTAAAAGTAGTGCCAGTTCTAGTTCTAGTTCTAGTAAAAGTATTAGTAAAAGCACTAGTCCCAGTTCTAGTTCTAGTTCTGGATCAAATACAAAAAAAACAAAAACAAAAACCAAAAAAAATAAAAATAAAAAATTATGGGGATTATTTTAAAGAGTGCAAAGTTTTTGACAATAAATAGCATATAATTCCAAAACATATGCTTGTAAAAACATATCCATATAAATTTGTGTTTCCATCATTTAAAAATAAAAATGGCAAATATACAAATAAATATTTTTTAACAATTGGTAACTGAAATACAAAATATAAAATTGCAAATAGAAG